TAGCCGTTATCCCACCACCGGCGATGTATGCCCATCCAAATTCACCCATCTATTACGTGCTCCTGTGTATATAGTTGTACACTATAAATAGACTTTAAAAGGCAATAGTTCTACATATTTTATTTTATGCAATCTCAATATAGGTGTCTGAAGGATCAAACAATAAAAGCATATCAGATTGTTGTCCGCCGGCACCAAGATTTGTGTCCAAGCAGTACCCAATTTGTCTTACAATGTCTTCTGACTTTTCTGGAGTGGCGAACTGGTAATGTCCCGCTGTTCCGCTGGCCATATATACTGGTGCTCCGATACTCATTGAGTCATCAACAAGAGAGCCAGTTATTCTAATAGTTCCCTTTCTTAACATGCCATGGGTACTAGAATTTGTATTTAGAGCGATTCCAAGCAATTGAGTAGCCCCGGTATCGTCGTCGTTTGCTTGAGCAATTCCAAAATGCCCCTGATCCGAAAGGTAATATAGTTTGTTTTGAACGGTGGGCGAGTTGCCAAGTGAAAGAATGTCTCCCTGAAATTTACCAACCGCATCATACTGCGTAGTATATTTAGCAGAACTTGAATTCATTGATGACAGTGTTGTAAATTCGCCGGCATGACCCGATAGAGTAGCGGCAGTAGAGCCGACAACGAGCGCTTTTGCATTGAGATTTGTATCGTCCCATGTTAGATTGGCTGAAGCGCCGAGGTCTGATCCACCCTCGTTAAACTGTACTTGCCCATCAGAACCTGCTGGGTCTGCTCCGCCTCCTCCAGCGGGGGTGGCAACAACAAGCACGTTGCTGGCGTCGAGAGCAAGGAAACTACCTGCGCCGGCTGCAGTGCCAGAACTTATAGTTTTTGATGGCACTGTGCCATAATCCAGTGCTATGGATCCGCCGGCGAGAGCAATACCAGTGGTAGATCCAGAAATGATTAATCTGTTCTGGGTTGTTTCATCATACTGAATTGCTGCGTCGTTGTCAGTTCCAAACAACAGGTTTTTATTATCAACTATTTTTACATCATCGAAGAAATCAGTATCATCTTCAAAGGTTGCCTCGCCGGTGACAGTAAATGTTCCCGAAACAGTGGCAGATCCGTCAACATCAAGAACGGCATTCGCAGCTGTTTTATTGTTTGCTGCTCCAACGACTAATCGCTCTTGAGTGCCAAGCACTCGTACTATATTTCTGCCATCTCCCGATGCGTTTTCCACTCGAAGAATAATATCTTTACCATTGTTTTCATTTCTTATGAAAAAATGGTCGGCGCTATTAAAATAAATACCGCCGTTCTCTACGCCATTTTCAGTAAAAACAATTTCTTTAGTGCTGTCACCGACGCCTTTTTGAATTACTAATTTGTTCGCGCCGGAGCCAGAGATATGGACAGCGCCGGTCACTTCCAAGTTTGCACCACCGAACTTTAAGTTGGCTTCGGCATTCATTGAATCTGCGTCAACTGCTGTTACTATTCTATTGTCAGCGCCATTTGCTAAAAAGTCAGAAACATCAACACTGATGGCGTTGGTAGCTACGTCAATTCCCGTGCCAGCGCCAACAGTTAAAGTAACAGCACCAGTCGTGCCCCCTCCAGTCAATCCGTTACCAGCGGCAACCGCAGTAATGTCGCCACTACCACCACCACCGCTTGCTGAAGAGGTTAGGATAAATTCACCATCGGCATTTACGCCAACATAACTTCCCGGTCCTGCTAAGGTGCCACTTTCGGGCGCAATTCCTTGTTCGTAATTACTTCCAGCGTATCCCATTATTAATCTCCGTTAATCGTTGTCAGACCAGAGCCAGTTAAGGCATACATTCTTGCAACAGGAATTTGAGTTAATTCTGCAACAATTGTAAAACTTGCGTTGCCACCATTGCCCGATGGAGCCGAAATATAAATCTCTTTTGCTTTTACATTAAATGTGTAAGAGTCTTCTTTAGAGTCCATCAGGACAAAGTGTAACCCGTTAACAACATCGCCAGAGCCAGTTGAATTAAAATGGACGCGAATATCCTCTGCACTTCTATTAATGACAGTAATGCTCTTACTAACCATCGGCAATTCGTAACCGACTTCAACGCCCGCTCCGAGGGCAGAGGAGCCTGTTATCCAGGGTACTCCTGAAACTTGGTATGAACCGACATTACCTAAGCCAACTCCATAAGTTGTTGGTCCTGAATTTGCTCCCATAATATATTAAACTCCCAATATTTCTTTATAATTAGTTTCTTTTTTTTGTTATATTCTTATTTTTTGCTTTTTCTCTTTTAATGCGATTTTTTCTTTCATTGCGTATCTCAGAGGGTTTGCGATAATACTTACGTCGTCTAACTTCATTTAAAATTCCCGCTTTTTTAACTTTGCGAGTAAATCGTCGAATCATGCGTTCCGGCGTGTCATTTACCTTTCTGCCTTTGCGATTATTTTTAAGAGGCTTAACGATTAAATTAGATGCTCTACTCATTTGATCATCCCCGACCAATTTTTGTTTTTACCACCAAATATTTTATTAATGTCTACGCCGGGGTCTCTTGGGTCTACACCGGCAAGAGGATCGCCTTGTTTACTTTCAGTTGGCGCACTTGATGGTGTTGTTCCAGCAAAAAGATCCACGCCATTATAAGCATCTGATCCTATGGCATCTAACATTCTTTTTCTTGTTTCTTGTAGTTTTTGTTGAGTAATGCGCTCTTCTTCTTCATAATTTCGCTGCGGAATTGGTGGCTGTTTAGTTTCTACAATTGTTTGACCGCCGAGACCTTGTGCGACCTCCGAAACAATATTAGATAGAACCCCTTCTTCAAAGATTACTTCTTTAATACATTCTTTGATAAGGGGTTTTAGAACCTGTCTTAGTTCTGATTTTTTCATTTTTCCCTCAATACATCATTTAGTGCTCTGTTAATCCGGTCTGCTTTTGTAATAATATTTGGTTGTTTACTTTCCTGCATCATGAACGCGCCAGTGGTAGAAGGCTCGGATACAAAGTCAAAACAAATTAATTGAAAGTCATCTTCGACGATTGTTCGTCCATTTGACTCATGAACAGATCCCATCCCTCGGGAAGAGATACCTAACTTAACGCCAGATTCAACGAGGGAGCGAAGAATTTGTCCAGACGGTGTATTCAAAATTTGAACCTTGCCCATAACAGCATCGCCATCCCACCAAACTTCTGTTACAAGATGTGCAGCGTTTGCGAGATTAATAACTGCCGAATCAGGGTGATCAAGTTCGCCCAGCGCTCGTCTTTCTTTTACAAGCTTTCCATAGTTTTCCATCTCTCGTTCTAAAATAGGGCGACTATAAACACGACCATTTCCATTTAAATGATTTGCGCGTTGCATTACACCCGTGAGAAACATAGCGTTTTCCTCACGAACCATACGTTTTTCGTCTTCGGTTAATAAATCATCGCATATGCCATTTGGACATAGTTCATAATATTCTGTCAATAAATACTTGTTCATTTTTTATTCCAGTTGCAGGCGTTACCTGCGCGAGTTAGGATCCTTTGCAACAGCGTCTGACGGGTTGTAACATCCACTTATTTGTCCAGTTGTCCATTGTTAGCTCCTATTTGTATACCATTGTCGCAAAACATAATATTTAAGATATATGATGTTCCAGACGACAACCAACCTAATATCAAAAGGTTGACGAGATTATACTCGTATGTAAATAGTTCTGTATAACCATTTATTCCAAACAAAAGAACACCAACCCAAAAGCCAGTACACATTGGGCAAGACAAAAGTTCGCCAAACCAACCTTCAGTGGGGCGAACTCTATTAAAAATACTTCCATGAACAAGTATTTGTGTTAAACCATAAGCGGCTAATACAAAATACAAAAGTTCCATTTTAACCTCTATACATTATATTCATTCCATATGGTCCTCGTAGCCACCCTGGTCTGATTGATCCCTTTACTGGTTCTTGCGGAACCTCTCCAAGTGGAGTGCTATCTTCTGATGTGGGTTCTGTAAGATAGTCATCAACCGCTCTTTCAAACTCCTCAATGTGGTCAAAGTACGGTCTTTCTTCAACAATAAAATTATTAATTCCATAGAGTGCTGCTTGAATCATGTCATAATCTTCGTTTATGAACATTTGTGCTTCCATCGAACCATAGACATATCCCGCTCGAACACTATCTGGTTTAATCAACCCCTCATTTCTTAGTTTAAGAAAAAGGCGATCTTGTGTGTCATACACTTCTTCGTTGCTAATATGCTTTGCAAGAGCCAAAATCTTTTTACTATCTGGATAAATAACGATATCCACATCAGGATGATCTTCAACTACAAGTTGGTTTCCGAGCGTCTTGCGTACTTTTAACTTGATATCCTCTTTAATACCGAGTTTTTCTGGTTGCTGTGGGATTTTGACAGTAATACTCATTATATGGAAATCTCGTGAACTAAGTTCTGAATCTTAAGAACCTTTTCAACAAGACTCTTATCAACTGGTTGTGTTTTAAAATCATCAATCATCTTAATAACAGAGTTGGTGGATTCGGTCATATTTTTATCTGACTTAATCTCTTCTGTTTTTAAGGCGTTTTTAAGCACAGCATGAAGTCTACCAAGTTCTTCGTTAAGATAGATTTTAATATCAGTATTAGAACTAAACGAAAGAATGTATCGATTCAACAACTCCTTCTGCTCGGCAAGAAGACCATCAGCGTAAACCTCATTAAACTTATTAGTAAAAGTTTTGAAAACAATATTGTCGATTGGTTTCATTTCAGTTGCCCCTTTATCAACAGTTTTAGAAATCATTGTTTCTATCACTCGTTGCTCCAAGATAACGCTTCGTTTAATTCCAACTGCTGTTGAGTCAACACCAAAAAGTTGTGACACAGTGGCAATACTTTTATAATTTGGAACAAAATTGTTGTAAACATCTGATCCAATCTCTTTGTTAACTCTATTAATAACAGTGCTCTGTGCATTGTAAATTTCTTCGGGATCAAGGTTGGAGTGTGCCTCACGAATCTTATAAAGAAGTTTTTCTGCGGTGACAGAATTTAAATTTGTTGATTCAAGAAGAGTCTGATAAAGACTTAATTCTTTTCCAAGAATCTTGCTTGAAGAAAACGACTCCTTTAAAATATCGACAATTTTATTTTTTCGTTCTTTGTCCTTGGAAACGACCGCTTTTGTCATCTCTCTAACAAGTGCCTCGTATAAAAACGCAGTGTTTCTTTTTTTATTGTGTTTTTGTTTTGTCATTTGTGTCACCTAACTTACTGTTGTCTAACTCCGTAATTAGTTTCTTTATCTCTTGTTTTACCTCAAATAATTGTCTTTCTTCTAAATTATCTGCTGGACTTTCATCTTCTTCGTATAATCCACCTTTCCTAAACTCGCCAGAAAGCTTTCCAAGGTGTCCCAAAGATTCATATCCCTTGCCGCCTGGATAGGTTGTGCGAGCAGTTGCGATTTCCACTCCGCGTGCTTTAGATCGGGTGCGTCGTTTATTTGGACCGCTTTTGCCCATGCGTCTTTGATCATCTCGTTTACCGGGGGCTGCGAGAAGCGTATCATCTTCAGGCTCTGCTGCGGGTTCATCTGCGGCAGGTTCATCGCCACCAAGTAAATCATCTCCACCGCCTTCATCGCCGAGGAGATCATCAACATCTCCAACATCACCAAGGTCTTCAGTGTCACCACCCATACCACCGGCTGCTTCTGCCTGAACTGATTCTGCAACTCCTTCAAGTTCTGCGTCAAGACGGCGATCAAAGAACATCTCTCGTTGATTGCGAATAAACTCTTCTTCGGAAAGGTTGAAAATATGATCAGCAACCCAACGGCGAGAGAAATATCCCTCCGTTGCAGAACCAGCGATATCAAACTTTGTCTTCCAATGTTCAAGTTCTTGAAGTTCTGCCAGTTTAGATGGGTTATTAAGCGACAGTTTAAAACTAATTAGATCCGCGCCCTTGTACCCAAGAGTGTAAAGATGAACAATGCCAATCTTTTCCAACTCGGTAATAATAGACCGCTGAAGTCTTTGAATTGTTCTTGCAAAACGAATATCTTTTTGTGCTAATGTGGTTTTGTCTTCATCTGCTCCTTCAAGGTTTGTAAGATATGAAGGGGGAACTTTTAATGCAGAGAACAACTTGTCGCGAAGATATTTAACATCGTCAATATCACCAGTAAACTGACCGCCTGGAAGGCTTTCGACACGGGATGACACACCACCGCGAACGGGAATAAAATAATCTTCTTCGGTGCTCATTGGGTTATATCGCAAATCCACACGACCAGTGTCTGCGTCAACAACTTGATTGCGTTTCATTTGTGTCATAACCTTTTGCATATATTGTTCCACATCGTTAGGGGCAATATTGCCAACATCAATATAAAACACACGACGTTCTGGCGAGCGAACGACGCGATAAGCCATCATAGCATCTTCCAAAAGAATTAATTGTCGAAAAATGCGACGAGCCGACTCTAAGACAGAGGTTCCATATGGAGCATATTTGTCGTTTCCAAGAATCCGAAAATGTGCCATTTGCCAATTTTCAAAAGTTAAACCACCTGAGTTCCATTGAAACTGGACGTATTTAGGATTACTTTTGTCCTCGCCTTCAAGACGCTCAATTTCATGTGTTGGCAGACCCACAATTGATTGCACACCCAATCGCTCATCAATGTCAAGGTATAAAAAGAAGTCGCCATACTTACACATCGTGCGACACCATCCAAAAAGATTAAACTCAATATTAAGAACAGTGTGATAAAGTTCACTAAGGACTGCTTTAATCTCTTCATTGGGGCATCGGATGGATAAAAGCGGCTGAAGGTCTGAAGATGTTGTCATCTCGTCCGCATATATGTCCAGGGCTGATGCAATCTCTGGTGTGTACTCCATTTGTTCAAAATCTTGATACCTTTCAGCACGCAATTGATTTGCCATAATAGCAGTGCTAAGTTGCTCAAACGGATTATATGAAGATTTTTTAAAGTTTAAACCTGCGGCAGATTGGAACTTAAATTTGTCCAACTGAACACGGGAAAGTTTACGACTTGTCTGAGTTCTGTAGTTTACGAGCGGACCAGAAAGCAAACGTGTAAGTTGCTTAAACAGTGCCGACTGATTGTTTTTTGGGTTTCTTTTATTACCTGCCATTTTTATCCTTTATAGAGCCAACCAAATTGTTGCATATTTTTAATCGCTTCTTTTCTTTTTTCGACTGTCTTATTATCCGCTCTGTATCCCTCTTGTCCTTTTATTTGATTATTCATTTTTGTCGATGTTAAAAACATTGAATTAACGAATGCATCTCTATATTGTTGTTCTAATTTACCTGCCTCAAACGCTGTATCTCTTACCCAACATGCAATCGCAAGAGCCATTGTTAAGTCATCATTATAACTTCTCATTGCCTCGGGACGACCATTATTCCAGATAAAAGTCTTGAACTCATTCAGAGTTCGCGAAGAATATA